TTATTACCTTGTAGGCCTTCTAATAGTGCCTCTTTGGTTTCCGACCAGCGTGACTCGAGTAGTTGTGACATTATAGTTCTCCTTAAACTTTTAGTCCCGCAAGCCTGCGGATGTCAAATATTTCGGCTGATTTTTCTTCAGTACCGAATGATTGTGCCTGCTTATCGCCTGTGATTTCTTCTTTTACTGATTCCTGTTTTGCCTCAGTTAATGCCTTTTTCTTGTTTGTTCCAGTACCTTCCATTACGGCAGGTAGATATTTTTCATAAGCGACACGCAACCTATCAGTTTGAACTGATTCGAGCAGCTCTTTCATGATCGATTTCTTATCTCCGCTTAACGGACCTAACAGTTCACCTAGTACTTCTTTGCGATCTGCTATATCTTTAGCGATTTTAAGCTGTGTTTCTTTAGATTCAACTAGTTTTTGAGTTTCAGCAACAACTTTTGCTGCTTCCTCTAATTCTACTTCTTTTTGTTTTACTATTTTCATCAGTTTAGCTGTTTCGCTCTTCTCATTGAGATGGCTAGCAGCAAACTCGCTGGCGAAGCTTTCAAAAATCCTGCGTCCGAAATCATTCTTACGTGCCTGCTCAATATCTTCTTTGAGCTGAGTCATTTCACGGTTGATGCCGTTGAATATGGCTTCTTCTACTATTTTCGCACTCTTAGTAATAAAATGTGATTTCAGTTGAGCAAATTTCTCGCGGCTTTCCTTGATAAGTTTGACTTTAGTTTCGGCTAGATCTTTCTTATCTGTGTGGAATTCTGCGATTTCTTTAGCTAATGCATCGACCACGAATGATTCGAGTTTAGCAAAATTGTCTGCTACTGATTTTCTGTCTTCGTGAAGTTCGGCTAGCTCTTTATGTAGTTGCTTGAGAACGAAAGATTCCATAGTTTTGCTATCATCTTTCATTTTCTTTACATATTTGGCTCTAGCTTCTATCAATCCTTGGCGATCTTCTACAAATTCAGATAATTCTGCCTGTAAACGATCGGTCAGCATAGCTTCAACAGCTTCTACCATCGAGGATTTATCATGCTCATATTTCTGAGCAAATTCTTCACGGAGTTGTGCGGTAATTTGATCACGTAATTCTTCAGCGATCTGTTCGCGATTTTCTTGAATCTTGCTTTGCCAAGCAGCTTCAATCTCCGATTTGGTTTCTTCGGAAATCACATTTGTTTCAAATAGTTGTTTGACAAAATCTAACATGTGATTCTCCTTGTTATTTTAGTCCTGTTATAATACGTTTCAGACTCTCTGAAATGTATTTTTGTGCCTGTGGATCGCCTTTGACTTCTTGTGCTATTTTATATGCCTGATATCCACCCTTGTTATTCATGAGATGTTCGTAAACTGCTGTTGGATAAGCTCCCGGGGCGGAAGGTTGTGCTACTACGTCAACCGTGATAATCTCAAAACCCTGCACATTACCACCACCGTCAACTTCGCCGGAACCTCTGCTTGACACACCTAACTTGACTCCCGACTCTAACATAGTAGATACTAGCTGACCCATTGGAGTCGGGAGGATTTTTAATTTTCCGTAGCCGTTAGGACCATCCATCCACATCTTGGTAATCATATGACTAACACGATCTAGATTGATTTTCAAATCCTGTGGGTGATCAACTTCACCTAGCACAGAGTATCCGCCAGAGATCTGTTCGTTGAGCGTCTTGACAGCCCTATCAATCTCACGAGAAGAATAAACACGTTGATTTGCATTGCGGATATCACCTTGGATGCAAATACCGTTTAAGTACAGCGACTTTTTACCGTCGCTGCCCTCGTCTCGCTCTAGAACAATCTTAGCCTGGTCAAAACTCAAATGTTCGCTAAGTGCTGTTTTCACTGTTGTGTCCTATTACCTACGACCACGGAAAAGGCTTTGACCGTCTGTGCTGCCTTCTGCTGCACCTTTCTTTTCAGCACCGTGTCCAGGCTCTTTGTGCGTAAAGCCAGTCGTACCTGCTTTACCGCCGGGGACATTGATGTTGCCGGTCTTCATATCTTGTGGTTTGTTGTTGGCTAAACCACCTGCGGTACCTTTGCTCGCTTCTCTGGCTTCGCCACCGCGAAGATTAGCAGTCGTGCCGCCCATATCGTTCTTCATGTTGTCGATAGTGCTTCGAGTGTTATCACATTTTTCAGCGGCGCCCTTTTTTTCTGCTCCGTGTCCTGCTGGCACTTTTTCCACGTATTCACGCACGGTTTCGAGTTCGAAATCGTCTTTCATTTCTTCGTCGTCGCCCATGTCATCCATGTCGCCGCCTTTTAATTCGTCGAATCTAGCCTGTAGCTCGTCAACGATAGCGTCTAGATCTTGAAAAAGCTCTTCGTCAGGTTCGTCTTCAAGGTCATCGTCTTCATCGCTGTCTGCATCTAATTCCATTTCTAAATCGTCTGTTTCATCGTCTGTTTCTGGTGCTTCGATCGCTATGTCATCGAAATTTTCTTCGACTCCTGCATCATCGTCTTCTTCGTCTTTTTGATTTTTTTTGTCTTTAGATTCTTCTTCTGCGATTTCGCTATCAATTAATCCTTCGTAGATTTCACGACTTTTTGCTACCACGTACTCGTGGAACAATTCTTCAGCTTTTTGCTGATCGTCATTGACTAAATGCTCGAGCATCTGCTCGATAAGTTTATTCTTATCTGCCATGGTGTATTCTCCTTAAAGATGATTAGGCTGTCGTTTATTTAACACTATGATTACAAAATACCGTTAAATGGTAGTTTTTTGAAGATTTTGATCGGAATATATACGACCTTGGAATTTTTGATTCAATTCTTCAAAACCGATGTGACTAAGATTAGGTAATGCAGGGCCTAATCTTTCTGGAACGTATCCGCCTTTTTCAATGACTCTAAAAAATTTGATATTTTTATTCTCTTTGATTACTTTTTCAGTTTGGCTGAGCCAGTTTCCGAAAAACGTAGCTGAATCTGTTGATTTTTTATAGTTAAATGTATCTGCATATACATTATTAAATTTTCCACTTATTCCTTGGAAATCAAATCCGAAAACATAGATCTCTTTGTGATTATTTTGTGTAGCAAACCAAAGTGCCGTAGGACCACTGCTCCAACCTTTATGGGGACTAAACAGGTTAATATGATGTTTTGTTGTGATACCTTTGTTGGGATTAGTCCAAACTTGGTGATTTTTATGATATCCCGATGCTATGATTTCATTAACCATTTTTACATCAACAGCTATCAAATAATGAGGCTCAAACTCTCGATATTGAGCGTTGCATCCGTAGACTATTCCTAGTTCTAATAGACATTTAGGATCTATCGAAAGTCTACTTTTACCATTGCCTAAAACAAAAGCTGGATTATTGCTTTGCTGCTTCTTGAGGTGGTTGTCCATACATCTGTCTTACAAATTCTAACTCCGATTCTAGTTCGGACTCGTGTGATTCAGATGCCATCCTAAGTTTATTGATCTGACCCAATGTTAGCTTGGTTTTTCTCGTGTCGCCTTTTTCCAATACTTCTTTATCCTCGCTGTTATTGTATCTTTTATCCACAGCGACATCATTGGTATTATTAGAAAAATAGATAAATTCGTTGAGCAGCATCTTGTATTTATTATCTTTAAGCAGAAGGCGGTGCTGGGACTTCTCCGCCTCCGGCAGGAGCTTCGGCAGCAGCAGCCATATCTGCAGGAGCTTCGGCATTTTGTCCTGATTGATCTGCTTCTATACCTCCCGGTGTTATTCCGGCTGTCCTTAGTTCTCCTGCAGCGTTTAAAGGCGCTTTAAGGTTAGAGGCATTTTCTTCTCTCCACAATTTTTCGTTTTCTGTTATTTCTTCTTGTGTCAATCCTAAGAATCTTTTTAAACTAAATCTTTTGCTGAGATGAGGAATCTGAGAAACATTGGTATAAACATTAGCTCTTACCGTATCTAGTTCTGCTTGTCTGTATGCAGCAAAGTTTTGAGGATTATTAAATTTTATTTCAAAAAGGCTGTTATCGATGTTTATTCCTCGATTACTCAACCAAAATTTAAATTCATAATCAAATGTTTCTATAATGCTGTTTTGCAATCTTTTGCAGTACTCGTTGAATCGTAATTCTTGAATTAATGCGGTACCTACTTTACCATCTGCTATCGTGTTAGCAGCCTCTTCGATACCTGTTGGTAAGTATGCGGCCGGTATTCTTAAAGCTCGGAATAATTTATTTGTGAAAAAACGAAGGTCAGTGATTTCTCCAAGATTGGTACCTCCCGGCAAGGTATCTACTTTTGATCCTCGACCTTCTGCGGTCTGAGGAAAGAAGTAATCTTCATTTACAGAAAGCGGATTATAACTTGCATCGATGACATTAGCACCGCCTCCTGTTGAGCTTGGAATACGGCGCTGTTGTATTTCGTTTTTAACACGCTCAACAAAGCTCATGGCCATGTGTGCTGGCATATTTCCAACGTCTACATAAAAAATCCTGCGTTCCGGAGCACGTTGTATGCGATAGATAATGATAGCGTCTTCCAACAGTTCTTTCTGTTTATAGACTTTGAATACAGATTCTAACAGTGAATTGCCAAACGGATAGTTGTTGTCTAGTCCTTCAGAGAGGCTGATATGCACTATGTTTTTAGCATCTATAGTTGTCTCGTTCGTTTGGTTATGGAATCTAGTTCCTGGAGGTTGCGCTGCTGCTCCAACAAATCCACGACCAAATCCTCCGCCGCTGGTATATGAACTAGTGCCGCTTGGTGCAGTATTAGAAGTTCCATGGGGTGTTACTGCTACCATCTCTTTAAAATTAAAATTTAAATCTTTAATTACATACTGTTCAGGAATCTTTCCTTCACTTTCATTAACTATTATTTTAGAAACTTTTGCTGGATCTATATATAACCATTTAAATGTTTCTGGATCTCGTACAAAAAAACAATCTCCGTATTTGAAAGAGTTTCTAACGATTCGAAAAATTCTAGTTTCAAATTTCTGTTCTTTAGTCCATTTTTGAAGACTATCTTTGAGTATCTTAACTTCGGTGCTGGTTGGTTGTTGACGAAATTTAAAATTAAAAGGTGTGGTATTTTCTTTATCTCGTTGAGTGCAAAATTCTGCGAGTATATCTAATGCGGCATTAACTTCTGGATCCATATCCATAGTATCGTATTGCATATACCGTTCGACTCGATTTGGTGCACCGGCGTAGACATCTGGTAAAAAAGAACTATAATTAGAACGTGCCGGTCCAGGTCGTCCTCTTCCTGATAAAGGACTTATCGATCCAGATTTCATATCTGTGATATCTACTGGTGTGAAATATTTTCGCCAAGACATGTAATTTCCTTATGCAGATGGATAAGCAAATAAATCACCGCTAACTGCACCAGTTAGATTTTGTTGTACACCTAATTGATTATCTAATATAGTGTTGGATCGAGCCTGTAGAGCTATCATTCTTTCCATGTTAGTATTTAATCTATTTACTGCAGCTATCAAGGTTTCTTGGGCAGTAATAGGTTTTTCCGCTGGAGGTTGTTCAGGCGGTTGTTGCTGTTGTTGCTGCTGTCTCTGTTGTTCTTCTCTGGTTCGTTGCTCTTGCAGCCTGCGCTGTTCCGCTTCTCTTACTAATGCTTTACGAGCATCATCAACATCTTGATGTGTTTGTGAAGGTGCTCCAGCCTGGCGAGCCAATCTCGCGCTTTCTGCATCGGTCTGGCCTGCGGCAGGCGGAGTTGATGCGGGTGGTGTTCCCGGAGCAGCAGGTGGTGTTCCCGGAGCAGAAGGTGGTGTTCCCGGAGCAGCAGGTTTTACAAACTCACTGTTCTCTGATGCTGCGACTCCTTTTAATAAAGCATGAGGATCATTGAGCTGCAGATCACGAGCTTTTTCTGCAGCGGATATCTGTTCTTGTTGTAGACCTAACCCTTGTTGTCCTAGTTTTAATGATTGTCCATCCAATTTATTTTCTATGTTTTGAGCTACCTGATCTCGATTTCGGAAACTTCTCTCCTCGGCTTTTTCTTTCCTCCTTTGATCTCTTGCTTTCTCTTTTTCATCTAGTTCTTTTCTTTGTACTTCTACATTTTCCTTCATTGCTTTTTCTTGTTCTTCATTTATACCCATGGCTCCCAAGGTAACTTTGTTTAACATTCTTAATAGACCAATTATAACCTCTAGCAAGGTTAATCTAAATCTATAAAAGTTATCTTTTACTGCCTCGATAGCATCACCAAAAGTCCAACCTGATTTGTACAGATAAGCAAACAATCCAACCAGAGCTACTATCGGTGCTATTATTTTTATAAAAGGCAGTGCGAGCAGCAAAGCTGCTTTGGCCGTTCCAAACAAACCAACGGCTGCGGCTCCGGCTGCAAATGCTGCTTTCGATAATCCTCCTGCTGCTAACCATGCTGCTGCTGTTTTAGCTGTTTCAGCGACTATACCAAACGCTATTTTTCCATAATAGGCAACAAATCCTGCTGCCAGCATCGCTAATATCGGAAATAGATTATTTGCTATAAATCCTGCGACAGCAGAAAATGCCGGATATACATAATCTCTGATTACCCCGCCGATCATCTGGAAGGCAGGCCAAAGAACGTTTTCTGCCAAAAATAACACAGTTTCACCGAGAAATTTTAACACTGGCCACACATCCGCGATGATAAACGCTGCTAGATTGATCAATGCAGGTTTAACATAATCGTTGATTATCTGAGCCGCGGTTCTTATTACCTCTCCTATAAATTGAAATGCTGGATTTACATTATTGTCCACGGTAGATACGACGCCAGTCAATCCACTCATTAAATAACTAAATGCCTGAGTTAATATAGGTAGCACTACCTCAGCTAATTTTTCTACTACGCCGATAGCCACGGTGAAGATATCCAGAAAAAGAGTGACTATTGGTATGGCATATTTTTGTACCAAACCAACCAATATCTCAAAAGCCCTCATCATCTGGTTTAATATTCCGCTATTCACTAAAAACATAGTAAATGCATTACTAACTGCTGCTATGCGTTCTTTCATTTTGTTGATAGCTTCATTAGTACCGTCGGTGGCTGCTGATGCTTGATTTTGTGCCGCGGTAGCATCAGCATGAGCGTTATCGTTCAGCTGCATGGCTTCTATCAACCCTTTGCTAGCGTCATCCATATCTCTGTTTGCAGCTAACGCACCAGAAGCAGATTGAGACTGTGCCTGTGCTGCTTTTTTCATTATGTCCTTTAATCTATCTTGTTCTTCGTCAGTTAGTTTTTGACCCGACAGACCTTTCTGTCTAATTTTTTCTAGCTCTTGCATGGTCTCGCTGCCTAGCAACGCTGCCATCTTTTGATTAGCTTCTGTGGTCAATGTTCCAGTTGAAATATAATCTTTGACAAATCCTCCCAATGCTGGGCCAAAACCGCCGATTAATTTCATAAATGAATCTCTAACATCTCGATCTTTGCCTGCCATAGCCATTTGAAACTGTGCATCTGTAGCTAATTGTTTCATTTGGTCTTCTTTGGCTTTTCTATCTTCACCGGTGATTTTTGCTAGTGCATCGAGCTCTCTCATATATCTTTTAGCACCAGAGACCAGTTGATCGTTGCTGAGTTTTCCTTGTTGACCTTGCAATCTCATCAATGCTCCATAGCTGGCTAAGCCTTGATTTATTTCGGCTGTGCTGAATCCTAGAGCATATAAATCTCCACTTGTAGATCTTAATTGTTTTGTTAGCCTGGCAAAGTTTTTAGCTCCTGAATCGGTATTAGTACCAAAAGCCAGCATTCCTTGTCCGTTTGATCTTATTAAACTGCCAAACTCGCTCAGAGTCATGCCTGCTTGGCTGGCTGCACCAGCAAACGCATTTAACGATCCTCCGAAGCTAGCACCAGCTTGAGAAGCATCATTGAATGATTTGATTGTACGTTCTGTAGCTCCCGCCGCCGCTTGAAAAAGTGTTCCTATGACCGGTATGCTTGAAAATAAACCAGCTACGCTTTCTAAACTGTCTCCTAGATTGGCTAGACTAGCGACAGCATTGGCAGATGCTTGTCCGAGACCGACAAATGCACCACCTACAAATTTGATTTTGCTAGTTAAAGAATTAGCAGCCTTTTTTAGACCACCAGGTCCATCTTTTTTGTCATCACCACTTGATGTGCCAGGCGCACCGGGCGCACCCGGTCCTCCGGGTTTGATTTTTTTGTCCCAATTTTCAAGAATTTTGTAAATGTCAGAAAGGGTTTTTTCAGACGCAGCATTTCGGGCGTCAACTAAACCTATGCCTGGTATATCAATCTGAACTATTTCTGCCATATTTTAAATCCGTGGAAAATGCTGCTATAAATATAATTCGCTATACTATTTATTGGAGATAAAATGGTTCAAAATAACATTCCTAATCCATCGGCACAAAAAAATCCTTTGGCAAGTTGGTTTAGGCAACCGAAGATTTATGTTAAATTACCTTCTGGAGGAAAATTTTATCCTCATGGTAGTTTAGACGTCAGCCAAAACGGCGATTATGCTGTCTATGCCATGACTGCCAAAGACGAATTAATGTTTAAAACTCCTGATGCTTTACTTTCAGGACAGAGCACTGTAGAACTGATCAAGAGCTGCATTCCTGCGATATTAGATCCTTGGAAAATGCCTAGCATAGATCTAGATTTCGCATTGATAGCTATAAGAATAGCTACCTACGGCGCTAAAATGGAAATTAATTCTCAGTGTCCGAATTGCAAAGAAGAAAATGCTCACGACGTAGAACTTGATAAATGGTTAGATGAATTTGGCAATTTTATATTTCCAGAAACAATCAATGTCGATCCTTTGATCGTGCATATAAAACCATATACATATCAAGAACTGACAAAAACTTCTATTAAAACCATGGAGCAACAAAAAATATTTGATGTTATCAACAATGACAATTTATCAGACGAAGAAAAATTAGATAAATTTGGTAAAAGTTTTATAAAATTAACCGAATTAACCGTAGATATCATCGCCGACTGTATACGCCAAATAGATACTCCAGATAACTCAGTAAATGATAAAAAACTAATAAAAGAATTTATCGACAACTGTCCAAAAGATATATTTGACCAAATTTCTGCTCATGTGTCATCGATAAAAGAAAATATATCATTTGTTGAGAAAAATGCAGTTTGTGGAAATTGTGATCATCATTATGACATTCCTATCACGATGGATCAATCAAATTTTTTCGGAGTAAGATCTTAAGACTTCCCTTGCCGGAGATCTTACAAGAAGCCGATCGATTAGACAAAGAGGCTAGGGCCATTAAGAAAGAAGTTCTTAAATTGTGTTGGTACATGAGAGGTCTTTCTTATGCCGAAGGCATGAATCTAAGTTGGGACGAACGAGAAATTGTCGGAGAAATAATCAAAGAAAATCTCGAAACTACTAAGAAAACAGGTTTGCCGTTTTTCTAATCGAGATTTTTGATAGCAGGTTTCAGCTTCTTAAAAGTTTCAAGATCGTCCGGAGTTAAAGTTTGACCGTCTACCACCTTTTTCAACGATCGCATAGTAGATTCGATGTCTACCGAAGGTTTAAAAGTTCCAGCCTGCATTTGATCATATATCGATTTTGCAGTTTGAACATCTGCTTGAAAGTACTGTCCTCTGATTAGATTGTCCAGACTTTTTCGTACTTCGAATGATCTTTTATCTCCTAGATTTAGTTGATTTGGATTCTGTTGCCCCGATTTTTGAGCAGCTGGTTCATCAGGAGATTTTGATCCTCCACCTTGAAACCATTGGCTAGGATCGAAAATTTTGTTAACAAAAGCCTTTCCACCTTCATAGTCTTTGTCTCCAGCTAATCCCCATTGGCTAGGAGAAGTTATTTTTTGAGCGAATGCCTTACCTGCTTGATAGCTGTTTTCAGCGACGATCTCTTTGATCTTCATTGTTGCCTCCTAAAAAGGCTGAAACTTTCTTTGATTATTTTATTTGATTCGCTGATTGATTTTTTTGTATTATTTTTACTATCGCTAAATTGGCTTACATTTTGCTGCCATCCAGCATCTTTGGTATGATCTTTGGTGTATCGGCCTGTTGCTTTATCTCGAAGTTTTGAATTAGATTTTTGAGTGGCTGTCTTACCTTTTTCACCATCAGTGGCTGTGGTTTGAGTATTTTGTTGTGCTCCAGTATCTGTAGACTGTGATTTTTGATCTCCTGCTGCCGGCTGTTTAGGATCTAAGGCTTTTCCCGGAGTTTCTGAATCTGCGCCTGCCAAAGGTTTGGTAAGATCCTGAGCCATCTTACCAAAAGCTCCTGGTGCTAGTTTACTGCCGCTTTGATCAGTTGATTGATCTGCGGCAGGAGCGGGTTTTTCGGCTTCCGGTTCTTTAGCAGTCGCTGATTGTTTTTGTAGCAATTGAATGATATCTTTTTGCGAGTTTGCATCTAATTTTGATATTCTAGCTTGTAATTCAGAAACTTTATCTGTAGCTTGTTGATTATCCGATGCATCGGCACCACCTGCACCAGCGGCTCCTTGACCTGCACCACCTGCACCACCTGCTGCTCCTTGACCTGCACCGCCGGCTCCTTGACCGGAGCTACCACCTGCACCACCTGCTGCTCCAGCGGCTCCTTGACCTGCACCACCTGCACCACCTGCTGCTCCTTGACCGGAGCTACCACCTGCAGCACCACCTGCACCACCTGCTGCTCCAGCGGCTCCTTGACCACCTGCACCACCTGCAGCACCACCTGCACCACCTGCTGCTCCACCGGCTCCTTGACCACCTGCACCACCTGCAGCACCACCTGCTGCTCCAGCGGCTCCTTGACCACCTGCACCACCTGCTGCTCCAGCGGCTCCTTGACCACCTGCACCACCTGCAGCACCACCTGCACCACCTGC